AAAAGTGGGGTGGGGGGGGTATAAAAAATTTTGGGGTTCTGCCGGTAGCGCTCCACCAGAAACACCCCCCCGGTAGGATTCCTACCTCCTCTTGCACACGTATACATATTTCTGTTACAGTCGCGCATCCTCTTCACGGAGTGCCCTTGAACACATGACGTTGCACATTACGCCTGACAAAACAGTTCCGTTTCCGGACAACCTAGAACCGGAAGCGGGCGCGACGCTCTTTGAAAACATGCAGATCGCGTCGAACACGGCGGAAGTTCTCAAGGGGCTAGGCGCTCATGTCGAGGATGACCCAGAGGCTCAACTCAAAGCGGACAACGTATTCAACGACTTCTCTGAATTGGCCAAGCGCCAGTACGAAGAAGCGATACTCCCCAAACGTGGCCCCGGTCGCCCACGCAAAGATCCTAATGCTCCACCACCCCCGAGTAAGACACCATCGTTGATGTACAGCTTGCCTGTAGCAGAACGAATTGGCACGATGCTCAGAGAGTACAACAACCCAATCGTTGCAGATGCCGCCGAACTTAGGTTAGTGGTCACCAACAAACTGCTTGACCTAGCTTCATGCGGAGACCCTAAGATTGAGATCAAGGCGACCGAGATGCTGGGCAAGATAAGCGACGTGGGCCTCTTCTCCGAGAAGACTGAGATCACGGTTACGTACAAGTCGGTGTCTGATATAGACAACGCAATCAAAGACAAAATCAGAAAGATGCTTTTAGCCCACGGCGGGGAAATCACCACGGTGGACTTTGATTTGGACAGAGAGTTTGGAACTCCCCCAGAGCTAGAAATGGTTGAGGTTGTGCAGGATCCGCCCAGAGAAGAACCCGATGCGCTCTAACGTACAGTCAAGTACGCTTGACATGGAGCTGAATGCGCTGCTGGCGCAACTGGATAAGCTACCTGAGCACCAAAAAGCACAGATTCTGGAAGACCTGACCCGCCGCGAGGAGTTTCTAGAGAAAGATAAGGCCCGTAATACCTTCATGGGGTTTGTACATAAGGTCTGGCCAGACTTTATAGGCGGGCGACACCACAAAATAATGGCCAAAGCGTTCGAACGGGTGGTGAATGGGGAGTGCAAACGCCTGATTATCAACATGCCACCCCGCCATACGAAGTCGGAGTTCGCTTCCTATCTCCTTCCAGCATGGTTCTTGGGCAAATATCCGCACAAAAAGGTTATACAAAGCTCGAACACGTCCGAATTAGCGGTCGGCTTCGGTCGAAAAGTACGAAATCTTGTGGATTTGGACACTTACAGGGAGCTTTTTCCCGGTTTAGAGCTTAGAGCTGACTCAAAAGCTGCTGGCCGGTGGAATACGAGCAAAAACGGGGACTATTTTGCGATTGGTGTGGGTGGTACGGTTACGGGAAAGGGTGCTGATCTCTTAATTATCGACGATCCGCACTCTGAACAGGAGGCGGCGCTTGCCGCGAGCAACCCGGACGTGTTTGACAAGGTAACCGAGTGGTATACGTCCGGCCCACGGCAGCGTTTGCAGCCGGGCGGGGCGATCGTGATCGTTATGACACGTTGGGCGATGCGGGATTTGACTGGTCAGGTGCTCAAAGCGGCGGCGCAGCGAGGTGGGGAACAGTGGGAAGTCATTGAGTTCCCGGCCATTCTACCTTCGGGCAAACTTCTGTGGCCAGAATTCTGGAGTATGGAAGAGATGGAAGCGCTCCGCGAGGAATTGCCCAACAGTAAGTGGCAAGCGCAGTACCAGCAGAATCCAGTGGGTAACGAGTCGGCGATTGTGAAGCGGGATTGGTGGAAATGGTGGGAACCCGAGCAGCCACCGGTGTGTGAGTACATTTTGCAGACGTGGGACACCGCGTTCGAGAAGAACAACCGGGCTGACTATTCTGCTGGGACAACGTGGGGAATATTTAAGCACGACGAGGATCACGGACAGGCAAACATCATCCTGCTTAATACGTATAAGAAGCGGGTTGAGTACCCAGACTTAAAACGCGATGTGCTTGAGGAGTACAAAGAGTACGAACCGGATGGGATTTTGATTGAGAAGAAGGCGTCAGGAGCGCCGTTGATCTATGACCTACGAGCGATGGGGATCCCGGTGCAGGAGTACACGCCGAGTAAGGGTCAGGATAAAGTCGCCCGTTTGAACTCTGTCTCAGACATAATTGCGTCGGGTAAGGTATGGGTGCCCCGCACGCGCTGGGCAGAAGAGTTAGTAGATGAGATTGCAGAGTTCCCGTCGGGCGAGCATGATGACTTGGTTGACGCGACGACTCTCGCGCTCATGAGATTTAGACAAGGTGGGTTCCTCCGCTTACCAAGCGATGAACCTGAAGACATTCGGTATTTCAGAAGCCGCAGTAAAGAGCGGTTTTACACGGTGTAAGGACACAAAATGGCAACAAGTTCAATAGACAAAGCACTTTATCAAGCCCCTATGGGCCTTTCCGACTTGGCCAAACAGCCTGACTTGGAGATTGAGATTGAGGATCCTGAATCGGTAAGCATCAGCGCAGGAGATTTAGATATTGACCTGAAGCCACGCATAGAAACATCAGCAGACTTTGATGCCAACCTCGCTGACTATATGGATGATAAAGAGCTGGCGCTTCTAAGTTCTGATCTTATTGATGACTTCGATAAAGACTCGATGGATCGCAAAGATTGGATTAAAACCTATGTGGAAGGTTTGAAATTGCTAGGTTTAAAGTATGAAGACCGTACAGAACCGTGGCAGGGGGCGTGTGGCGTGTTTCACCCCATGTTGACGGAGTCTGTGGTTAGGTTTCAGTCAGAAGGAATCACTGAAACATTCCCAGCTATGGGGCCAGTAAAGACCAAGATTGTTGGTAAAGATAGCCCAGAAGCTGAAGAGGCGGCTGCGCGGGTGCAGGAGGATATGAATTATCAGTTAACAGAAGTCATGACTGAGTACCGCCTAGAACATGAAAAGATGCTGTGGAACCTACCATTGGCGGGTTCGGCGTTCAAGAAGGTGTACTTTGACCCCGCCAAAGGTCGCCAAGCGGCAGTGTTTATCCCCGCTGAAGACATAGTTGTACCTTATGGCGCGACTAGTTTGGAAACAGCCGAGCGCGTCACGCACGTCATGCGAAAGACAAAAAACGAGGTTCTTCGGTTGCAAGATGCTGGGTTTTATAGCGATGTGGACTTAGGTGATCCCGGTTATGAGCTAGACGATATTGAGAAGCAGAAGGCCGAAGAAGACGGCATGTCCGCTACGCAAGATGAGCGGTTCCGTATTCTGGAGATGCACGTTGATTTAGACTTGCCCGGGTTTGAACATAAGAAGAAAGGTAAGCCCACGGGCATTGCCCTACCTTACGTAGTTACCGTAGAGAAATCTACCAACACTATATTAGCTATTCGGAGAAATTGGTATGAAGACGACAAGCTCCACCTCAAGCGCCAACACTTTGTCCACTACCAATACATCCCCGGTTTTGGCTTCTATGGTTACGGTCTTATCCACCTCATCGGTGGGTACGCAAAGAGCGCTACGATGCTCATCCGACAGTTGGTCGATGCTGGGACGTTATCTAACTTACCCGGAGGTCTTAAATCTCGCGGCCTGCGCATTAAGGGAGACGACACCCCCATCCAGCCCGGAGAGTTCCGAGACGTAGATGTTCCAAGCGGCTCTATTCGGGACAACATCTTACCGTTGCCGTATAAGGAACCAAGTCAGGTTCTGTTTGCCCTGTTTCAGAACATTGTGCAAGAAGGCCGTGCATTCGCGTCATCAGGTGATATGAACGTGTCTGATATGAGCGCCAACGCCCCAGTAGGTACAACATTGGCGCTGTTGGAGCGGACGCTTAAAGTGATGGGCGCTATTCAAGCCCGCATGCACTTTACTATGAAGCAAGAGTTTAAGTTGCTCAAGGTGATCATTGCAGACTACGCCCCCGAGGACTATGACTATGAGCCAGAGGAAGGTAGCCGCGCTGCCCGTAAGTCTGACTACGACATGGTGGACGTAATTCCTGTCAGTGACCCCAACGCTGCGACTATGGCACAGAAGATTGTGCAGTATCAGGCAGTTATGCAGTTAGCTCAAACTGCCCCGCAGTTGTACGACATGTCCTTTTTGCACCGCCAAATGATTGAGGTGTTGGGGGTTAAGAACGCCAGCAAACTGGTCAAGACAGAAGATGACGCAATACCTGTTGATCCTGTAGCGGAGAACCAAGCTCTGCTGACTATGAAACCGGTCAAGGCGTTTATCGAGCAGAACCATCAGGCGCATATTCAGGTGCACATGTCAGCCATCCAAGACCCTAAGATTCAGCAGTTGATGCAGATGAATCCACAGGCTCAGGCAATCATGGCCGCAGCTATGGCGCACATAAACGAGCACATTGCGCTTGAATACCGCCGTCAGATAGAGACATCAATTGGAACTCCGTTACCCACAGAGGAACAGAACAAACAAGTTTCTCCAGAGTTAGCTGACCGGATTGCCATGATGACTGCGCAAGCATCACAACAACTGCTACAGCAGAACCAGCAAGAAGCTAAACAGCAGCAAGCCCAGCAACAGATGCAGGATCCGATCGTTCAGATGCAGATGCAAGAACTTCAGATTAAGCAGGGCGAGTTGCAGTTGAAACAGCAAAAACAAACAATGGACGCTGCGGCAAAAGCGGATCAACTTGAAATTGAGGAAAAACGTATTTCCGCGCAGATGCAAATTGCGGCTATGCAAGTTGGGGCACAAGCTGCTGCCAAACGAGACCAGATCAACAAACAGCAGGAGGCTGAAGGAGTCCGCATGGGGGTTGATATAGCGAAACACAGAGCGCAGATGCAGCAACAACGGTTTCAGTCACAGCAAAACAGACAACAACCGAAAAAGGATAGTAAATGAACCACCAAGCGCTTACATATCTCCTCAAGGAAATTGACAAGTTACGTGGGGATCAGACCGTGTTTTTGAACGGCGGCGGCGCAAAGGATTTTGCCGAGTATCGGCATGTCTGCGGAGTTATTCGGGGTCTAACTCATGCAGAACAACTTGTCAAAGACCTTGCGAAAAAACTGGAGTATTCCGATGACTGAATTTGATGTCGCTGCCGTCGATTTGACAGGCATTCTTAACACGAGTGCCGAAGAGAAAGCAAAGCAGTTGCCCGACCCAAAAACCTTTCGGCTTCTGTGCGTTGTTCCTGAAGCAATGGAAGAGTATGCGGATAGTGAAATTGGTATTGTGAAGTCAAGCCAATCTATGCATTATGAAGAAGTACTGACCCCAGTCTTGTTTGTAATCAAAGTTGGCCCCGATGCTTACAAAGACACAACCCGGTTCCCCAATGGGCCGTCGTGCAAGGAAGGTGACTTTGTCATCGTCCGCCCCAATTCAGGCACCCGCCTGAAGATTCATGGCCGTGAATTCCGCATCATCAACGATGACTCGGTTGAAGCGGTTGTGGAAGACCCGCGCGGTATTACCCGTGCTGCATAAGGAGTAACACATGGCAACAAAGTTTGACGATACCTATGAGTTTCCCGACGAGGTAGAAGCTAAGAAAGCTGCTGCTGGGGAAAAGTTTGAGATTGAGATCGAAGACGATACACCCCCCGCTGATCGTGGGCGCACACCTATGAGAGAGCCGGTGGAAGACCCAACTGACGAAGAGTTGGCCACCTACGACGAGAAGGTTCAGGCGCGGATGAAGAAATTCACCCGTGGGTATCATGATGAGCGACGCGCAAAAGAGTCCGCAGTGCGGGAGCGCGAAGCCGCTGAAACCTACGCACGACAAGTTATTGAGGAAAATAAACGACTTCAACAACAGCTTTCTAGCGGAAGTAAGGTACTAATTGAGCAGTCGCAATCCAGCGCACAGCTTGAGCTTGACGCCGCCAAGAAAAAATACAAGGAAGCCTACGAGACCGCCGATGTGGATGCGTTGGCCGACTCTCAGGCAGAAATTGCCAAAGCCACCCTACGTATGGACAGAGCTTCAGGAATGAGGCCAATCGAGGTAGATGAGAGGGGGTTTACGCCTGTTCAACCAGAGCAGAACAAGATGTCCCCCCGCACTAAAAAGTGGCTAGACCGCAATGAATGGTTTGGCCCGGACGATGAGATGACTATGACTGCGATGGGTATTGACAGACGATTGCAGAAAGAGTATGGTGCGGACTATGTAGGTACTGAAGAGTACTTTCAAACCATTGATAAAACAATGCGCAAAAGATTTCCTGAGCACTTTGATAGTGACCAGAGCTATGAGGAAGACGATCCGCCTCCTAAGAAAAGGGCGTCAGAACCGGATGAGGATGATGAACCCCCACGCCGTGCAACAAGAATTACTTCGCCTGTAGCCCCGGCTGCACGAAGTACACCGCCTAATCGCATTCGCTTAAAAGCATCTGAGGTTGAGACCGCGCGTCGCCTTCAGGTGCCCATTGAAGAATATGCTAAACAGGTTGCTTTACTTAGAAGAGGTGCTTAATCATGGAAAATATCGAATCAAAAAAACCGCAAAATCGTTCGGATCGTGCATTGGATACTAGGGCTACCAGCTACAGACCAACGTCTTGGCAAGCCCCCGAAACCCTGCCTCAGCCAGATGATCGACCCGGTTGGAAACATCGTTATGTTCGTTTAAGCGCTAATGGTCAGTCTGACCCAGCAAACATTGCTTCTAAGTTACGTGAAGGATATGAACCCTGCAAAGCAGAGGAATATCCCGAACTCATGATGCACGCCGCCATTGAAGGTCGCTTTAGAGGCGGTATTGAAGTAGGTGGTTTGTTACTCTGCCGTATTCCAGCCGAATTTATGGATCAACGTGAAGCTCACTTTGCAAAAATAAACAAGGCGCAAATGGATTCTGTAGACAACACCTACATGAAAGACAACGATCCACGAATGCAAAAATTTGCGGAACGTTCGTCTAAAGTCACATTTGGCACAGGTTCTTAACAATTTTTTAAAAGGAGTCTTAAATGGCTTATCCCGCTGTATCAGCTCCGTATGGGCTGTTGCCGCAGAACTTAATTGGTGGTCAAGTATTTGCGGGTTCTACTCGCATGTACCCCATCCAGTACGGTTATGCGACCGACATCTTCTATGGTGATTTCGTCGTACTATCGCGTGGTTCTATAACCCGCGCCTCAGTTTCTACTGGCACTGGTTTGAACCAGACCGTCGGTATTTTCTTAGGTTGTACTTTTACTAACCCTTTAACTAAGCAAAAGCAGTTTAATCAATACTGGCCTTCAGGAACCCTCGCAGGTGACTGCCAAGCCTATGTATATGATGACCCTGATGCTGTGTTCAAGGCTGTTGTATGTTCCGCCACTACTGTTGTTGCTTCCGCTGCTATGGCTATGATTGGTACCAACCTATCCGCCATTAACAACACAGGCAGCACAACCACTGGCAACTCTGCTAACGCAGTGTTGGCCCCAACAGCAACTCCAGTAACAACCACCTTACCTTTGCGTTTGGTTGGTTTGGTGCAGGAATCTGCCATTTCAGTAAGTGCAACTGGCTCTTCATCTTCTACAACAATTACCTTAACTGGTTCTGGCTTGCCTAGCGCAATCCCTATTGGAACAGATGTAGCCTACATTGCAGCAAACGGGCAATTCATTCAAACAGGTTCTTTTGTAACCGCCGCAGCATCAGCCGCTGCGACATCAGTTACGATCAACTCTGCGATTGCAGTGCCGGGTAGTGTTGTAGCTATTCCTAGCTCATCCACTATAGTGTTCATCCAGTATCCTGAAGTTTTGGTTAAGTTTAACCAAGCACTGCACGGTTACTACTCTGCCACTGGCGCATAAGGAGTTACTTAAATGGCTATTTCACGTGCGCAACTACTGAAGGAACTCCTTCCCGGTTTGAATGCTTTGTTTGGTTTGGAATATTCTCGCTACGGCGAGGAGCATAAAGAAATTTATGAAACCGAAACTTCAGAGCGTTCTTTTGAAGAAGAG